CATTGCTTTTTCGCAACATCCAAGCACTTGACAAATACCTGCAAGCAAATCAAGGTAAAACTTTTGCAATAGAATACATTACCAGTTATACACTTGGTGATCCAATGGAACAATAAGGTTGACGAATAAATGTCAATTTGCTATAATACACACATAGACAGCAAAGTTCAACAGCACACCAAGGAGCCAACCATGAGTGCAATTCGTATTGTTCGCGGCGTTTACCGCAACAAAGCCATTCAAAACCAAGTGTTCACTCTTGTGAGTGGATTCCAAACTGGTGCCAAAGGTGGCTATGTCACCGTAGAAAATGACGGCACCTTTCCCAACTGCCCTGCTGCCATCCGCATCAAGGTAAAAAACATTTCAGACATTGAGTATACTTCAGGAGAGCATGTGCAAGAAAACACTGTAAAATTCAAGCCCACTGTGGTGGCAGAGACTGATGAACAAGCCATGGACCGTATCCGTGAGCGCTTTGACATCTTGCATGAGATGACCAAGGCCTGTGTGAGCGGCGACATCCGTGCTATGATTGTGAGTGGCCCTCCTGGTGTTGGTAAGAGCTATGGTGTAGAGCAAGAGATTGACAAGGCCTGTTTGTTTGACAAACTGGCCAGCAAACGCCTTAAGGCAGAGGTTGTCAAAGGCTCAGCCAGTCCCATTGGCCTGTATCAAACCCTGTACAAGTATTCAGACCCCAACTGTGTGTTGGTGTTTGATGACTGTGACTCTATCCTGTTGGATGACGTTGCACTGAACTTGTTGAAGGGTGCCCTGGACTCTGGTAAGAAGCGTAAGATTTCCTGGTTGTCAGACAGTCGCATTCTGCGAAGCGAAGGCATCCCAGACAGTTTTGAGTTCAAGGGTTCGGTAATTTTTATTACCAACTTGAAGTTTGATACCATGCGCTCGCAAAAGTTGCGGGACCACTTGGATGCATTGCAAAGCCGCTGCCACTATTTAGACTTGACACTTGACACCATGCGTGATAAGGTCCTGCGTATCAAGCAGATTGCCAAGGACGGTGTGTTGTTTGCAGACTACGACTTTGATGAGTGTGTGCAAGACGAGATCATCGACTTCATGGACGAGAATAAAAATCGTCTGCGTGAGATGAGTCTGCGTATGGCTCTCAAGATTGCAGACTTGCGCAAGATGTCAGTGTTGAATTGGAAGCGCCTGGCAGAGACCACTGTTATGAAACCTGCAGGAGCCTAACATGTATGAAATTTGGGAAGGCGACTTGTATTTGTACTCGGTGGATACCGAATACGAAGCAGATGAACAGCGCGAAGCAGGTTTTATTGTGAAGTGCCTAGAATACTACGGAGCGTGACATGGAAAAATTTGCAGTTTTTGTCGGTACAGTTGTGCTTGCTATTGTGGGAGTTCTCTTACTGAGTTTCTTACTGAGTTGGCCAGTATACATGCTGTGGAATGGTTGTTTGGTTGATGCAGTGCCTTCTGTTAAGGAAGTCACGTGGTTGCAGGCTTGGGGTATCACCATCCTGTGTGGCTTCTTGTTTAAGACATCAGTCAATTCAAAAGATTAACCCTCCAAGGTTATCCCGGGCATTGGTTGGCTCCGGCCCGGGCTTTGTGGCAGGTACCCGTAAAACGGTACCTGTCTTTTTGACTTTTTGTTGTGATAAGTATATACTGCTACAATGACCTTTTGCTATTCTCCCTGGACCAATATTGATATCGATCCGCAAGGTAACATTATGCCTTGCTGTAAATTTCAAACGACTAGATACGGTCAAAAATTTAATATTCAAAAACACACTTTGGATGAGTATTCCAACAGTGTCTTTTTGACTGAAATAAAACAAGATTTTACACAAGGAAACTGGCCACAAGGTTGTGTTCGTTGTCAAATTGAAGAACAAAACAATATCCAAAGCAAACGACAATTGGATTTTCAACGTTGGCAGGACCAATATGCTCAATACCAATTAGATAGCAATCAATTCATAACAGCAAGCATCGCGTTTGGAAACACATGCAATCTCAAGTGCATCACCTGCGGTCCTTATAGTAGCAGTCGGTGGCAACAAGAATACAGAGAGATATATGACATTGACATTGACAATGTGCGGTTCTATCGTAATGATTTTGTAAAAAAATTTATAGAGCAGGCCCCAAATATTGTGCATTTAGATATTCCAGGGGGTGAGCCCTTTTTGAGTGGAGTTCTAGAGCAACAAGAATTACTAAAATATTACGTGGATTCTGGGCAAGCAAAAAATATCACATTGCACTATACTACCAATGCAACAATATTTCCAGAGCAAACTTGGTGGGACCTGTGGCAACATTTTAAAGAGATTGATTTACAAATGAGTATAGACGGCGTAGGCGCTAGATATGAATACATTAGATTTCCTGGCAATTGGGACATATTGGTTTTGAATGCAAAACAGTATTTGACCAAGCAGTCAAACAATTTTAGATTGAGTGTGAGCCATACTGTCAGCGCCTATAACATCTATTATCTTGACGAGTTCTTTTCTTGGTGTTATAATCAAGGCTTGCCAAGACCGTGGTTAGGGCGAGTACACAATCCTGCACACATGAGACCCACAGTGTGGACAGGTGACGCCAAACAAAAAATTATAGATTGCTTGAATCAAAGTGCAAACCAGGATGTGCAAAATTGGGCCAAATTGATAGAACAAACAGACGACTCTAACTTGTTTGTTGAATTTAAACAACGACTACAACAACATGATCAATATAGAAATACAAACTTTGCTACCACTTTTCCAGAATTAGCCCCATATATATGAAACGATGCACCATACAAATTCGAGATGAAGTAAACATCAAACTAGAAGGCATAGACTTGGATGTGCGCAAGGCCTTGGTCAATGCATTCAAGTATGATGTTCCTTATGCTAGGTACTTGCCAGCAGTGAGACTAGGGCGGTGGGACGGCAAGGTCAGTTATTTCCAATTGGGCGGTAGCACATACACCAATCTATTGCCAGAGATCATGCCCATCCTGGAACGCTACAACTACGACATTGAGCTGGATGATCAAAGAGATTACTCCACTACATTTGAGTTTGCGCAAGTTACAGAACAAACATTTGCACACAAGACTTGGCCCAAAGGACATCCTGCAGAAGGTGAGCCTATCCTATTGCGTGACTATCAGGTTGAGATCGTAAACAACTTCTTGACCAACCCACAATGCATACAAGAAGTGGCTACTGGCGCGGGTAAGACAATCATGACAGCTGCCTTGAGTGCCAGCATAGAGCCATATGGCAGGTCAATTGTGATTGTGCCCAACAAAAGTCTTGTGACACAAACTGAAAAGGACTATGTTAATCTTGGCTTGGATGTGGGTGTTTACTTTGGCGACAGAAAAGAACACGGACGCACACATACCATCTGCACTTGGCAGAGTCTAAATATACTGCTGAAGAATACCAAGGCAGGTGTGGGCGACGCTACCATACAGGACTTTATTGAAGATGTGGTATGTGTGATGGTGGACGAAGTGCATATGGCCAAAGCAGATGCACTCAAAACCTTGCTCACAAGCGTGATGGCTAGAGTGCCAATTCGCTGGGGACTGACCGGCACCGTGCCCAAAGAAAAGTTTGAAAGCCAGGCTCTGTTGGTCAGCTTGGGCCCTGTAATCAGCAAGCTCAGTGCCAATGAACTACAACAACAAGGGGTGCTGGCGCAGTGCCATGTGAACATTGTGCAGTTGCAGGATCACGTGGAGTATTCAAACTATCAAAGCGAGCTTAAATACTTGTTGGAAGAGTCGGGCAGGCTAGATGCTATGAGTGAACTCATACGCCATGTGAATGAAACAGGCAACACACTGGTATTAGTAGACAGAACTGAGTGTGGTCGACAATTGGTAGAGCGATTGGGCGAACGTGCTGTGTTTGTGTCAGGCGCAACCAAAGCAAAAGATAGGCAGGATGAATATGACGAAGTGGCAGAGGCAACAGACAAAATCATTGTCGCTACATACGGTGTTGCCGCAGTTGGCATTAACATTCCCCGCATTTTTAACCTGGTCCTCGTTGAGCCTGGCAAAAGTTTTGTGCGAGTTATCCAATCAATCGGACGTGGTATCCGCAAAGCCGAAGACAAAGACCATGTGCAAATTTGGGACATAACCTCAACGTGTAAATTTGCCAAGCGCCATTTGACCAAGCGTAAACAATTCTACAAAGAAGCCAACTATCCATTTACCCAAGAAAAACTTGAGTGGATGAAGATAAAATAGTTGACTTTTCTGTTAGATCTCTATATACTACAAACATGCGAATACTTACCCTAGACAATGCCACCTACGATTTAGATCACCTGCCCGAAGAAGTAGATGACATGCGTTTTGCTATATTAGACAACTCAAATCCTGCAGAACCCGACTATCATTTTATACCCTTGATCTTTTTAGAAGGTTTTAATGCTCCTGCTCTTGTGCTACGCATCGGAGAACACACTATCAAAATGCCCATGGATTGGCAGATCTTGATTGGAGAACCTGACGTTGGTGATCTAGAAGTGCTGCCACTAACATCAATCAATGATCGTGGGTTCAAGGTATTCCAGTTCAATCCACTGACCAGCTTCCGCCCTAGCTTTCCAGACATTGAAATCCTAGATGTCTATCACGAAGTGTCGTGGTATGCACCCAAACTCAAGAACGGGCAGTTACTGGCCGTGCCCATAAGCGATGGTGCAGATCCTGACTGTGTTTATTTTGTCAAAGACGTCAGCCGCAACTGCGAGATTGTGGACTACAATAAAGCGTGGTAGTATGCCCTATACTGAACCTGAAATATTTGAAATTATCAATAGACTGGCCAGAGTGTATCTGGAAAGTTATCCCAACGACCGTGAAGGACTAGAGCGTTTCCTGCGTTGGGCGCATTTGCAATACGGCTACCAATATGGGAACCCTTAAACCAGGCGCCACATACATCTACGAACGCAACGGTAATGAAGTGTATGCTCGTGAGTCGGGTGCCAATCCTGCTGATCGCAAGCTCGTGGGGTACTATTATGATCCTATAACTGGACACAAAATAGATTACGATTCAAGAACCGCAGATGGTAGACCCTTACACGATCACTTAATGGAAGATAAGATGTGGGGAGAAATTAGGCGAGCTGCTCGAACCAATCCTACTTTACAAGATGCTATAGATCGTGTTATAATGATCTATAAACTGACCAAAACTGAATGACTAAAGTATATTGCAAAGCACCCTGGACCAGCGTAAGTTACATGCCTGGCGGTAAATATTCTCCCTGCTGTGCATGGGGTGGCCCCACATTTAACAGTCGCGAAGAAATGACTGAGACAGTTGGTGGGGCATTTTTGCGTGGTGAAGTTCCAAAAGAGTGTGCTAATCCTTGCCCTCCAACCGAGTTAGGCTGGCGCGAAATATACAGCAAGTATGAAACAGACTACAAAACACACAAGATAAATTTTTTAGATTTTCGCAACAACAATCTTTGCAATTTAAAATGCCGTAGTTGTGGTCCAAGATTCAGTACCAGTTGGTCGAGCGAAGCCGGTGTGGAAGATATAAGTTTGTACAATCCAATTGATATTGCAGACATGGATTTAAGTGAGTGCAAACAAATTTATTTTGCTGGCGGCGAGCCACTGCTGAACCCACAACATTACCAAGTGCTTGAGAAACTAATTGCGCAAGGTGCCAACCCTGCGCTAATGTACAGCACCAACATGACTGTGTTAGGAGCCAAATCAAACCATGTGAAAGATCTATGGCCATCATTTAGTCTTATTAATGTTCATGCAAGCATAGACGCTGTGGGCAAGTATGCTGGCATAGTGCGCAGTGGCAGTGACTGGCACACAGTAGAGTCTAATTTGCAATGGGTGCTCACACAATCAAACTGTAATATTAGAATTGCCACAGTGATTAGCGCCATTAATATCTGGTGGTTGCCCGAACTACTGGAATACTTTGAATGGCTGACTCCAAATCAATTTGAACCAGTGCTGGCCAATGTAGACTCTGTTATCGGGTTAGGAAGTATCCCAGATCAATATCGTCCTTCGTTGATTAATATGTTAGAGAATTCCAAATTTGCTGAACATATAAACATGCAAGGAGCAGTTGACGCTTTACACAATCAGCGTTATAATGCAACCAACTGGTATCGCTTCTTAGCTCAACAAATGATACAAGACAATTACCGAAATGAAACATGGTTTGAGAATTTACCTATCAAACATGATGTATACAAAGAGACACTGCAAATTGGATAAACTAACCATTGCTAATGAAATGAAGATGTTTGACCGTAAGGTCAGATTATTCTACGACGATCTCACTCCAGAAGAGCGGAAAAAGTTTTCTAATTATCTTATGATACGTTGGGGCTCGGCGGTAGAAGGTTCAAGAGAACTGCAAGAGTTTTATGTGATTGCCACCAACGAACGACTGAACAAACACTTTTTTAGCGTAAGTAAACATCCAAAATTGCAATGGCTCATGGCTACCAGTGTGAGTCCGGACTTAGGATCGCAACGCCATCCGTGGATTGCTCCTAAGAAAAAACAAGCAGGCGCCAGTGCCAAACGCAAACAGTTGCAAGAAATTTATCCACAATACAAAGATGATGAGATAGATGTAATGATGCAAATAACAACACAAAAAGAAATTGATGCTTACTTCAAAGACTCTGGCCAAGACAAGAAAAAATGATACAGCAGTTGGTTGTAAACGGATGCAGTTATACACATTCCTATGCATTAGGCAACGGTCATCAAGACCTAGCACAGAGACTGGGCATAGCACACGCTGACAGCATCGCCGTTAGCGGCAGTGCCAATAGTAGAATATTACGCACTACTCTCAAGCACAGTTATACAGCACCGTCAACTTTGTATGTGGTGGGCATGACATTTCTTAGCAGATTAGAAATACCTATTTGTGAACCCGAAAATGACTTTGAAGGACGATGGGTAAATCCACAAAATCAAGAGTTTGCTTACAGATGGCAAACAGGATGGAACAAAAAAGAGTCTGAGCAGTTTGTGGATACCAAACTTAAGACTGAAGTATACAGCATTTTGGATCGGACCGAAGATCTCATGTATCGCATGCTCAGCACAATTGATAGTTTGAAATCTAGAGGACATCGAGTATTAATGTTCCAACAAGCTGATAATCTATACCATGAGTATCTTGATAATCCAAGATTGAATCTGTTACATTGTTTAGAAATTGTTGATGGTTATAGATGGCGAGCAACTGAATGGCAAGCTGCCCAGGGTGTGGAACCTAAAAAGTATCCACCAGGTTCTCCTTACATTCCTCCGGACATGACACATCCGGCTGTGGGCCACCATAACAAACTCAATGAGTACTTGACAAATTACATACAAGAGCATAAAATACTATAATGACCCAATGCCAGTACTGCAAAAAAGACTTTATCAAAGAAACTTCTTTGGCGGTGCATGTGTGCGAGCCCAAACGGCGCAGACAGGAACGAGCAGAACGTGGTGTGGAACTGGGCTTTCAAGCCTACATACGCTTTTATGAGATGAGTCAAGGTAGCGCCAAGCTCAAGACCTTTGATGATTTTGCAGACTCACCTTACTATCGTGCGTTTGT